ACTCTCTCCTCTTTTGAGTCCACACCATCCTCGACCGCGTCACCGCGACGCCGCCCAAACTCGATACTCACTCTCACCGCCCTCGACCTCCCGGCCCGTCCGCTCGATAAGCAGGCGTTGTCGCTCCCGTTCCGCGATCGCGGGATCAGGTGATCGACTTCGAGGTCCTTCGACCCAGGACGCGCGCCGCAGTATCGGCATGTGAAGTTATCCCTATGGAGAATCTTGAACTTCTCTCTTCGCTCGCTCCGCCATTCATGGACATCCGGCATCGTTTGCCTCATTTATCTAGCGGCCATTTCAATTACGACTACCCTCGGCGCCCTTGATCTCGTCGGCCCTCTTCTTGAACGCCAGCAGTCCGTCCGAAAGCTCTGGACGCTCGTTCCTTGCCCAATCAAATGGCACCAACACGTTTTTCCCATGCGCGATCGTTGGCAATCCATCATGAGCGCATGCCAGAAACGCGCTCATGCCATTCATCCCGATCATCAGGGAGTTGATGAACAAATCCCCAGAATCCGAGTACGCGCACAAGCCAAATCCACGAGGAAAGGTTTTTGGCCTTGGGCTTGGAGTGATCTCAAAAACTTCCACGCTAAACCTCCTTTTTCCGATGCTCGCTCTCCGTGATTTATCCGCCTGCCGTCTTTAGCCGCTTTGCCTTCTGCCGCGGGCAGAGTTCCACGCTAGCCGTCACGCAGTGACGAGGCTTTCGTCTTGCGCGTCTGCCATTCCAGTCCTTGAGCCGCTTTCGCTCCAACTTTCGCCAGCGAAGTTGATCAACGATCGAGGAAATCTTGGCGTCAAATCCAAGGTTCGCGATCATCCGTCGCACCTCCGATACTCACTCTCCCCGCCCTCGACCTCCCGGCCCGTCCGCTCGACGAGCCCGGCCCGCCTCAGCTCCGGCAGCCGCTTCGACACCGCGGCCACCGTCAGCCCGGCCCGCCGGGCGATCTCCGTCTGGCCGGCAGGGCCGGCCGCCAGGGCCTCGAGCACCTTGGCACAGTGCCCGGCCACCGGCGCCCGCTTCGCGGCCGCGTGCGAGGTCGCCGGGTCGGTCTTCCGCGCCGCCGCGAAGATCGGCAGCGACTCGATCGCGTCCATGCTCGTCTGCAGTGCCATCCGTGTGCCCTCCGTGTATTTGCCCTGTGACGCCGGGCCGGCGGTCGGATCGCCGGCGGAAAGGTCTCCGGCTCCGGCTGCGGGTGTTTCAGACGACCGCCCGCGGCGTCCTCCCTGGGGCTGCGATGAGTCAGCCCCTGCGGCCGGGAGCGGCCGCCGTGTCTCCTATCCGTCCGACATTGGCCCGGGCTTGCCGCGGCGGTCCAGATTTGGCACCCGAGGCGGCGGTGGCGGCTCGTTGTCCGCCACCCACCGCTGCACGTGCCTGGCGTAGTCGAGGGCCTCGGCGATCAGGCGCTGCTGGCTCCCGGTCACCAGCGTGAAACGCTGCATGTAGGCCAGCCGGCCAACCACGATGTCGAGCGCCGATGCGACGCCGATCACGCCGTCTGGTCCGGTCTGGATCAGCCATGCCATGCGTCCGCCTCCTTCCGCAGCTGCGCGGCCCGCTCCGCGAGCCGCTGGCGGATCGCGTCGATCTTGTCGGCCGCCTCCCGCTTCGCGTCCGCGATGTTGCTGTGGAAGCCGTCCGCCTTCACGATCGTGCCGTGTCGCAGCTGCACCATCGGCACGCCGTGAACGTCGAGGGCCTCGCCATCCTTCGCGTAGGTGGTCACGTCGCAGCCGTAGACCTCGATCTTGTGGACCGTTGCCATGTGTCACCTCAAAATGGGATGTCGTCACTGGGCATCACGCCGGAGGCCGCGTCGGCCTTCTGGGTCGGCGTTCGGCGAAACCCGGGGGTCTCCGACGGCTTCTCGAGGGGCTTCGGCTGGCCGGCGTCGGGCTGCGTCCAGGTCTCGGCCGGGAACCACTTGTCGATCTGGACCTTGCTGTCGCCGGTCCGCTCGTTCGTGTAGATCGAGGTCGACACCCGGACCCGCTTCCCGACCAGACACGCCGGGCTCCAGGCCGGGCCGTCCTTCGACGGGGCCTCGACGCCAGCCGCCGCACACACGAGACGGAACTGCCACCGCCGCGACTTCATCCGCGGGATGTTCGTCCAGGCCTCCGCGTAGCCGGCCGGAGCGTCGATCTCGACCTTGACCTTCAACAGGTTCCCGCCGCACTCCGGCAGCTTCTGGGCCGCCCAGTCAGCATGGCCCCACGTGGCGACCGTGATGGTCCCCTCGTACTCGCCCGCCGGCAGCAGCTTCGCTTCCTGCTCCTCGCCGCCCCAGTCGCCCCAGTCGATCGCGTCGTCAGACATTCGCCGTCTCCTTCGTGTCCTTCAGAAACCCCAGGCGGGCCGCATACGCTCGGACCGCTTCCATCTGCTCGTTCGTGTACCGATAGTGCCCGTACCGCTTTTCCGGCCGCGACGTCCGCACGGCCGTCTTGACGTCGTCGTCGCTCAGGCAGGGGATCTCCGCCCTGACCAACTCCCGAAACTCCGACCACCGCATCCAGGTCCGCGGCTGGTCGTCGCCCCGCATCCGCGCGAACGACCACCAGTCGCTCATGCCTCCACCTCGCGCGGCTCGATCGCGTCGTGCCGCTTGGCGATCTCGACGTCGAGCCGATTCCGCTGGCTCTCCGTCATGTCGCCGGCCGTCACGGCCTGGTTGGCCTCGTCGGCGATCTGCCCGAGGACCTCGACGGTGTCGGCCGCGGCCACCCGCTCCAGCCAGCCGCCTCGCGGCCTCGGGCTCGGGGCCGCCCGCGGGCCGGCGAACAGCGGCGCGAGGGCCTCGATCGTCATGGGCAGCTCGGCCGGCAGGCCGTAGCGGTTCTTCGCATCCCAGGCCGCAGTCCGCTCCGCGAACAGGATCCGATCCTTCCCGCCCTTGGCCCGGGTCCGTCCGTCGGTCCCCTCGACCAGCCGCGTCCGGTAGTTTGAGAACAGGAGCGCGTCGGCCCACTCCTTGACGAGCGGGGCCACCTGGCGCGAGAGCTTCAGTTCGTACCGATCCCAGCCCTCGTCGAGGTCGGGCGGCGTCGTCCGCTTGACCGTCGAATGGCCGACGAACACGACGTTCACGCCGCGGTCGATCAGGTTGTCGGCCATGCCCAGGAACGCCGACATGACCTCGGCGAGCTTCACGAACCCCTTGCCGAAGCCGTAGTCCTCGACGCTCCGCTTGCCGTCCTTGCGGAGCATGTGCTCGAGGGCGAGCCGCTCGGCCCAGTCCACCGAATCGACGACCACCGTCTCGAAGCCCTGGGCGTTGCCGCCGAGGTCCACCATCGCCCCCTGGAGCGTCATCCAGTCGGAGCACCGGACGCGGGCACAGTCGATCTGCCGCGTGCCGTCCTCGGTGTCGAGGATCACGGGGTTCGGGAACTGTGCCGCCAGCGTGCTCTTGCCGATGCCCTCGGTGCCGTACAGCACCACGCGGGCCGCTCCGCGGCTGACGCCGCGCTCGATCTTGATCGCCATCACTTCCCCTCCGTTCGCCGAACCGTCTCCATGTCGACCCAGCCCGCGCGGGCCAGCGTCGTGAAATCGGAGGCGGCCGGTCCGTCGACCGCCCCCGACCGGGTGCATCCATGCCGACCGGCATCCCGCCGGCATCCTCCGCCGCGGCATCCGCCACGGGGCTCCTCCATGCGATTCATCACCACCGCCAGGCCGACCGCCACGGCCCCCAGCGTGAACGTCATCACGAACGACGCCGCCACGATCAGCCAGAAGCCAAGCCACGCGTCGCTCATCGCAGCACCTCGCCTTCGGTGTCGTTCGCGATCACGCGGAACTCGTCGAGGCTGGCCTTCGCCCGGAGGAACAGGGCCGGGCCGGCCGGGATGGCGTAGAGGCCGTCCCCGACGGGCCGGGCCTGGGCGACGAGCTGCTCGAGCACCCGCCCGGGGGCCATGAGCTTCTGGATCGCCCGGGCCTTCTTCTGGAGGAAGGCCTCCCACGGGCCTTCCCGGTAGTCGCGCCGGTGGTGGGCGTGATTGTTGAGCATGGTCAGGCCCTCGCGATCTGGCTCGGGCTGACGTTCGCCAGGCGGCCGTCGGCCTGCATCACGAGATGGACCTCGCCGGAGATCGCCTCGATCCGGCCGCTGCGGATCCCGTCAGCGGCGTGCCACGAGATCCAGTCCCCGACCGCGTGCTCGACCGGCGAGCGGCCGTAGACGTCCTGCATCCCTGCCACCGCCGCGGCGGCTTCCGCATCGCCCGGCATCCGAAAGTTGGCTTCCATGCCAAAACTCCTTTTCGCCTTTTGTGGTCTCAAAAAAACGCCGACTCAGTCGGCCAGCCCGGCGGACACAATCCGCAGGACAACGATCAGCAGCTCGATCCAAACGGTGGCGTTCATGACGTGCCTCCATGCACTGAACAACTCGACGTTCGTCGTGTCATCCATGACGCGACGGGGAATCTAGTGGAGTTATCGCCTTTTGGTCAAGGGGTCTTGAGCAAGAAAAAAGAACCCACGTTTTCGCGAGAGAAACGCCGCTTTTGGCGAGCCTAGAGGGCGTCGCGAACTTGCTTGGCCTGCGAGATCAGGTCCGAAAGTTCGCCCTTCGTGATCTTCCGCGGGATGGAGATCCCGAGGTCGCGAGCAAAGGCGACCTGCCGATCGGTCGGCGGATCGTGCCGCCATGCGTTCGGCCGTCGAGGCCAGGCGAACGCCCCGGCCACGCCGAACAGGCCGGCCATGCCCAGCAGGAGCCACCGCGTCTTCGGGTCGACGGCCGCGATGATCAGAAACGTGACCGTGACGAACAGCATGACCACGGAGGCGAGCAGACGGACAGCGTACAGGAGCCAGGCGAGCATGGGCCGCACTTTCTCAGGCGGCGCGGTTGCCCCTCGGTGGACGCCCGCCCCGCTTTTTCCTCGTCGCCCGATTCTCCTTGGCGACGCGCTTGACCTGATCCAGATCGTAGAACACCACGCGAGGGGATTCCACCTTCGACCAGAGGATCCCCTTTGAAGCCAGCGTCCGGATGTAGGACGGCTGGCAGCCGTACTCCCTCGCAGCCTCGGTAGTGGTGCAGAGCTGCCGCCCCGACTTGTCGACGATCATCGCCATAGCCTCCGGATGCTAGGAGTCCGGCAGGCTGAATCAAGCCCAGCCGCCAAAACTTGCCCAGACCGGCCCGCCGTCCATACCCTGGAACAGCGGACCGAATACACCCGGAAGGGCTCGAACCTTCAACCTTCGGTTCCGTAGACCGATGCCGTATCGAGGGGGCCATCCCCCTGTAGGGATTATTTGGATTCTCCCGGACCATTTCGACACGCTCGACCAACGGTGCCGCATGATGCGGCTTGCCCGCGCGATGGATGCGACCTACTTCAAACGGTGCATCCATGATCCGCCACGCCGACCCGCAGACACTCGCCGACTACGTCTCGGCGTACGCGCTCACCCACCCGCTCGACCGCGAGTCGCTGCGGCAGTATGAGATCTGCGTCCGGCTCCTCGACCGCTGGGCCGGGCACCCGGTCCGGCTCGACGAACTGGACACGCAGCTCGTCTCGGCCTGGCTGGCAGACTACGGGACGACCGTGAAGCCCTCGACCGCCCGATCGAAGCGGCAGATGGTGCTCTCCCTGTGGCGGTCGGCCGTCGACGACGGGCTCGTCGATCCGGTGTCGCTCATGCGGCGCGTCCGCCGCGTCCGCGTCCCGCACCAGGCCCCGGTCGCCTGGACCCGCGAGGAGATCGAGCGGCTCCTGGTCGCCTGCCAGTCGCTCCCGCGGTGGCACCGCTGCGGCCTGCGGCGGTCGGAGTGGTGGGCGTTGGCGATCCGGGTCGCCTATGACAGCGGCCTCCGCTGGGAGGACCAGGTCCGCCGGCTGCGGGTCGATCAGGTGACCGAGGACGGCGTCGTCGCGTGGGACCAGCACAAGACCGGCCGGTTCACGGTGTTCCAGTTGTCGGAGGCGACGATGGCCGCCCTGCGGGCCTCGCTCGTGCGGTGCCCTCGCGAGCTCGTGACGCCGTGGCTGGGCTCCCACGAGACATTCTCCGATCAGGTGCGGACGCTCGTCCGCCGGGCCGGCATCCGGACGGGTACCTGGAAGTGGGTCCGCCGTACCTCGGCGACCGACGTCGAGATCCAGGAGCCGGGGGCCGCCCCGCGGCATCTCGGGCACGCCCCGGGCTCGCGGGTGGCCTACGCTTCGTATGTGGACCCAGCCCAGGTGGCGGCCGCCCGGCGTGGCGTGTCGCCCCGGCCGCTGTCGGTGCCCCCGGCGGCTGCCGGGTGATCACGCATCCGGTGCCCTGCACCCCGGCCCGCGGAGCGTCCCCGCGTTGAGCTCGGGCCAGAGGGCCTCGGAGTGGATCGCCGCGAGCAGGCCCCAGGCAGCGTGGGGCAGATGATCCTCGGACCGGTCGCCGGCCAGGTAGCGGTAGATGTGCCGGAGGGCGTGGTTCAGGAGGTCGTGGGCGGGCATCCCACGCTCCCAGTTGAAATCCCCGTACTTGGCCGCCCCCTCCGCGCACGTCCTCGCCACGGCCTCCAGCCCGATCGGGGAAATGAGGTCGAACCGGGTCGCCTCCGCGTCGCTCGACCGGACCGCCCCGCTCGCGAACCGGACAGTGTCGCCTGCCTGCTCCTTCACGTTGTCTGCCTCCTGGTAGTGGCGAATCATGCCGATCAGATGAATGACGTAGGCCGCGAGCGAGCCGCTCGTTCCGGTCCAAGCGCCGCTGAACCGCCGCGCCCGCCGCTCGGCCTCCTCGAGCTGCTCGTCGGTCAGCCAGTGGGTGACGGTCACGCCTCGTCCTCCAGCATGGCGGCCAGCTCGTCGGGGAACTGCCTCAGAATCGCCACGGCCTCCTCGGCGAACTCCGATACCTCCGTCTCGTCGAGTGCCCACCATCGCGAGTGGATCAACTCGTGCAAAAGCGTTTCCACGAACTCCAGCCCCACGGCGTGCCGACTGATCCGGATCATCGGCCGCGCCTTCGTCGGCAGGTCGCAGTCTCCCCAGCAGGCCGGAGGCCTGAGCGGCGCCGCGGCGTCGAGCCGCCATTTCCGACCGCCGATGTTCACTCGCCGTATCGCAGCCCGCGGCAGTCGCCTCCTGGGGCTCACGACGACCTCACCTTCCCGTTCGTGATCCGGAAGTTCGAGACGTCGAACTGCCCGTCGGCCTGGACCCGCACGCTCGCGAAGCCGTGATTGAACTTGTTGATCCGGGCGTACTCCGGCCTGAGATCGCAGAGGCAGCCCGTCGACCAGCAGAAGACCTCCCGGCCGAACATGTCCGGCTCGCAGTGGGCACTCGTGCGGTGTCCGTGGCCCTCGAGGACGGTGTGCTGGAGCCGCAGGAACGCCCCGCGGGCCTGGTTCACCGGGGCGACGAATCCCTTGCCCTTCTCGTGGCCGTGGAGGATCGGCAACAGCCCGGCCATGATCGGCCGCTGGTCCTGGACGAACTCGATCCCGTGGTCTTCCATGTCGAGCCACTGGTCGAGGCCCATCCGCTTCTCGTCGGAGATCTCAGGGGCGTGCTGCCAGAGCCAAAAGTTCCACCGTTCCTCGTGGTTCCCGGCCTTGAACACGATCGGCACGTCGGGGAACTGGCTGCGGATCCACGCGAGCATCTCGCGGGTGGCTGAGACCTCGGCCTTGAAGTTCCGCCGCTTCGGGTCCTTCGTGTAGCGGCTGATCGCGTAGAAGTCGGCGACGTCTCCGTTGAGCACGAGGGCGTCGATCCGGTCGCCCTGGAGCTGGTCGACCGCGGCCCGGAGGGCGGTCTCGTCGTGGTAGGGCACGTGGATGTCGGACAGCACGCCGACGTTGCCCGTGACGCCGAGCTCGTGCGGCCCCCACGCGTCGGCCTTCGACGGCGGCATCGTCGCGACCTGGCCGGCCTGCCGGGGCGGGCGCGGGGCGACGGGCCTCGATCGCTTCCTGTGGAACGCCCCGCAGATACCGAACTGCCGGCGGATGCGGCCGTAGGCCGCTTGGAGCGTGATCGCCCCGCTGGCCTCCTCGAACAACCGCCGTGCGAGCGTCTTCGCCGGGGCGTCGGGGTGCTCGAGACACAGCCGCTTCGCCGTCTCGGTGATCGGGTCGCCGCCTGGTTCTCCTCGCCGTGGCATCCTTGCCTCCTGGGTTGGCTGGCAGTGTGCCAGGCCTGGGGGGTGAGTCAATTTCCGCCGAGGTAGAACCGCTCGACCGCCTTGTAGAAGTCGCGGATCGCGTACTGTGCCTTGAAGCTGACTTCATTCAACCACCGCTGGCGAGCCCGGCATCCGCAGCCGCCGGGCTTGCCCTCGGTGCGGGTGAGTTTCTCGACCCGCTCCTTCGTGATGCCGATGGCCGTGAGGCCACGCTCGACGAGGTCGCCGATTGGGACGGGCTTCCAATCGTCGGCCTTCGGACGCGGATAGGCGGGATGGTCAACGTCGATCAGCCAGCGGTCGCCGTCTTGCTCCACCACGCAGCCCATTACGTCGGCGAGCTTGTATCCGCGTTGGC